CCATCGGTGCTTGTCGCTGCGATTGCGTTGCCGTAAGACACCGCCACGAACGTGCCGTTGCCGAAAGCGAGGGCGTACCAGCCTGCACTCATAGGCAGCGTCCGTTGCGTCCAAGTGATCCCGTCTGCGCTCGTTGCTGCGATTGCCGTATCGTAAGCCACCGCAGCAAACGTGCCGTTTCCGTATGCGACGCCGTACCATTGCCCGCTCGCAGGCATCGTCCTCTGCGTGGCAGCGAAACCCGCCGAATCGCTCTTCTGCCACTGGTACGAAAGCGTCCCGCTCGGCTCCGCAATCGCAGTCACGGCGAACGTCGCTGCTCCACTGCTGGCCGTCTGGTTCGTCGGCGGCGACGTGATCGTGATCGACCGAGACAGACCGCTGGCGCCGTAAAACCACCCGCCGTCGATGTCGTCGTCTGCGCCGAGACCACCCGCCGCAGTCCACTGCCCGTCCCCTCGCAGGAACGTCGATGCTGACGCGGTGCCGGAACTGCCAAGCTGGGCGAGCGTGATGACACCAGTGCGGCCTGCCACGCTCTGCACAGGTGCCGCCGCCGCAGCGCGGACAGTCGTGTGGTAGAGGTTGACGCTGCCCTCGGTCACGCTGTCCGTCGAGCCGGGAGACGGCGAAATCTCGATGAACGCCGAGCCGCTCCAGCGGTAGATTTTGTTGGTGTTCGCGCCTGTCGAGACGACGTAGATTTTGCCCACGTCGCCCGTGGCCGGCAGGGTTCCGCCGACATCCACAACGTCATCGACAAAGCTCGGCAGGTTTGCCGATGGCACGAGGTTGTTTACCAGAGTGGCATACGAGCCTGCCGCCTGCTTGCCATCTAGCGCCGTCTGCAATCCAGTCACGTCGCTTACGGCGTGCGAGTGGGCAGAGGGAGCGAATGTGCTTGGTATTCCAGAGAGCGACGAATAGGTGATTGAGCCAACCGCGTGGACGTGGTCTGCCCGCGCCGCAGTCAGTGCCGTCCCGGCGGACGCCGTCCCGAGCGGCTGCGGTGTCTCGTCCGCGAGGTTGACCGGCGGGCCAGCTGGGCCAGCGGCTCCGGTTGCGCCCGTGGCTCCGACGGGAAGCACCAGATTCAAAGTCTGCGACGGTGCTGCTCCCGTGATCGTGGCGCTGGCTGACGATCCGCTCGCAACCGTACCGATACTGAGCGAGTTAGCAGGCCCAGTATCCCCAACGCCGCCCGTGGCACCAACGCCGCCCGTGGCTCCCGTGGCACCTACAGGCAGTACAAGATTGAGCGTCTGCGACGGGGCCACGCCGGTGATCGTTGCCGACGCAGAAGCACCGCTAGTAACGGTTCCTATGGCGAGGGAGTTGGCAGGCCCAGCAACTCCCTGCGTCCCACTAGGGCCACGCTCGCCGCTAGGATTGACCGTGACGTTGACTGTGTCGCCGTTGCCGACAGTCGGGTTGATTGTCGTTGAGCCGTTGACTGTGACAGAAATCTCACTCATGCGCCCGGTGCCCTCGGGATGCAGCTGCCAGCCAAGATTGTTCGCGTCATAGTCGTGCCAGGCGTGATCCATCGCAGATACCAGAGGTATCTAATGGCTGGACTCAGAGAGGCAGTCTGTACCTCGTTGAGGCTCCAGATGATTGCGCCAGTGGACGCCGTCACGACCTGGATCGTCGGCGTTGCAGCAGTCGTGCCAACCGTAGACACAGTGCCGCCGCCGCCGCCCTGGAAGCCGCCAACACTTGCCACATAGATGCCCGATTGCAGCGTGTAGCCAGTGATCGACTGCCCCAGGTTCATGGCGATATTGACCTCGTCGCCCACCACGAAAGTGACGTCAAGTTGGCCTGGCAGCAGAGAGAAGACGTTGGACATCGCGGCACCTCGTGGCTGGCATTGTCACGGCGACGAGCAGCACAGCGACCGGCTATGCCTTCAGCAGCGTTAAATCCCCGCCGCCTCGACAAACGCCTGATCGACCTGAGCCTCAGTGAGTCCGAGAGCCGCCGCTAGCGGCACGAGCATCGGGTGCGACCGCTCGACGTACGGAGCGTAGTCCCACTCCACCCTGACCGAGTCCCGCTGGAGTTGGTCGGGGATGGCGTCGATAGCTGCGTCCACGGCTGCAAGTGAGATGCCATGCCGAAGCATCCACAGGCGTATCTGGCGAGCGGAGACGCTCGCCGGTACAGAGTCGTCCACGGCCTGCTGGTTCATGCCGATGACGTTGCCGCTCTCGTCACGCACTTCCCAAGTGCGTATGCCATCGATCACGCCGAGGTAGGTGGTCGTCATGAAATCCGCCCATAGATCATGAAGTTGCCATTTGATACGGTCGTGGGCGCAGTCGGCATATCAGACAAACCAGTGACAGCACCCGCAGCCATTGGCGGCAGTCGCGTGATCGCGCCTGTTGTAACCGTGCCCGCTTGCCATGTTCCGGCCGTGCTGCCGACAACCAGCACGCCAGCGGCATATCGCGTTCCAGCGACAATGCTGTACGAGGCTGGGTATCCGTCAGTTGCAAACGCGCGAGAATAAATCGTCTGGGAGGCGTTTCCGATTGTTGTGTCGTTTGCCGTCCGTGCAACCATCGTAATTATCGGTGACGTGCCCGTGACAGAGTCGACAATCGTCTCGTTCACGGTAAAAAGCGCAAACCTACACAGCGACAGCGAGGCAGTGGCAGTGCCGCCCGTTATAAATGTCAGTGTGGTGGCGGTAAACGAGTACGGGGCTGTAAAAAACGCCAGCATCAGACTTCCCGAGAATGCCGCCGCGTTGCCGATAGTGCCGTGCCCGCGAGGCAACCAGTCAATTGATGTACTCGTGGTCTGCATCGCCCATCGCAGGTTTTGGTTGACTGTGACGTTGCTGCTCAACCTCGCATCGGGCAGCGTGCCACTCGTGAGATCGGAAGCCGATGTCGTGGCGGTCCCCCCGCCACCAGAGACTCCGACCTCAATGTATACCCCGCCCACGAACTGATAGGCGCGAGAGCTATCCGACGCGAGGTACAGCACATTCGCCAAACCGACTGCGGGAAAAGACGCCGTAGTAGCGAACGACGCAATGGACGAAAACGTCGTTACGGTGCCCGACGGCGAGCGAAAGAACAGACGCCCGTCCGCCTCGTTGACGGCAATCTGGCCGCTGACGAGCGAGGACGGCACGTTGCCTGCCGTGGTGCTTCGGAGGATGCGTACGGTGTTTGACACGTCAGAACGTCCCGCCGTTCAAGTCGATGCCTGCAACCGAGCCACCAGTGATCGCCACGTTGCTCGCCGCCTGGACTGCCATTGTGCCGAGCCCGAGATTCGTGCGAGCCGCCGAAACATCGACCACATCCGACAAGTTGCTTGCTTTTGCCATCTTGCCAGAGAGGGACGCTGTGACGGTCGTGGAAAACGCAGCATCGGAACCGAGAGCGTCAGCCAGTTCCTTGAGCGTGTCGAGAGCAGCCGGTGCCGCATTGATTACGTTTGAGATCGCCGTGCTTACACTGCTCTGCGTTGCATATGTGCTGGCCGCCGTCGCTTGTGAAAGGTACGTCGATGCAGCGGCGGATGTGGTCAGATAGCTTGAGAGCTGCGACGAAACATCCACCGCAGACACCGCAGACGTCACGTACGCCTTCGTCGCAAACGTCCCACTGCCGCCAATTGCCTGAATCGTCGTAGCTGACCCGCCAGCGCCACCAGTGCCGACGCCCACGTAGAGCGTCGAGTCGGCTTCGTTGAATGCAAGTTCTGCCTGCTGAAGACTAGCGGGAGCGCCTGCCGCACCGGCTGCGTTGCGTCTCTTAATGCGGATAGTGTTGCTCATGCTCAAAAATTCCCGCCGTCGAGGCTTGTGGTGAGGTTGTTGTCAGTCCATGTCGTTAAGTTGTTATTGAGTCGCCACACGATGCCGTCCGAGAGCGTCAGCACCAGCATCCCGGCTTCCCGCCTCAACTGCGGAATCGCGTCTCTCTCGGCGATGTCGGCTACGCTGCGGTAGCCGCCCTTGCCGTACCGCGCCTCGTGCGAGGCGTGTGCATCCGTCGTGTCGAATGGCACGACCGGCGCGAGTACGTTGGTGCCCTTGATGCTTGACATACGTCATGTGACCACGAGGTTGACGGTGCCGGTGATCGGATACGTTGAGCGGTAGATGCCGTAACTCTGTGCCGCCTGCCCGGCGAACGTGATCGACCTGGTCGTGGTCTCCCACGCCGAGGACGTCAGACCGCTGACTGCAAACGTCGGTACGCCGAAACTCGTCGGCAGGACGACGTAGATATACGCAGTCTGTGCGGTAATCGTCCTCGACTGTGCCCGAGAGCCTCCGAGGTCATTAGCGAGGCTGGCGACGATCTGAGCGTCAGTGATAGTCGTCGCAGCAAACGAGCCCCAGAATCGACGCCTGAGCGTCGGAGCGACCTGCGCCGCCTCGGCAGTGGCAATCGTGTGAACACGCACCGTCTGCCGGAATGCGTCGCCGTAATGAAACACGGGGACGCCACGCGGGCTCGTCACTTCATACGTGATGTCCACGCCGTTGATCGTGTCAACAATCTTGTCGTGCCGCAGCGGCTCGCCAAACGGAAGCGTGCCCGCCTTGATGACGAAGTCACGCGACTCCCACTGCTCTACCACGCCGCTGGTGCCCTGCGACTCAAAGCGGCTTGTTCCAATCGTGGCACTGACTGTGCCGTAGTCAGCCCCGCGAGAGTAGCGGACAGACCGCGACGCACTCGCCGACAACTGACCGGCGAGCCACGCTGCACCGCTGGCGAGTAGATCGGACATAGGCACCTCTGACTACAAGACCGCCGGCGGCGCGGAAAGGATGAAACGCTGCCGCCGGCGGCTTGCAGTGGGACGAGAACTCAGCCGACGTTGAGGATGACCATCACCGACGCATCGCCCGACGCAGCCGCAGCAGCGGCCTTGCCGGCCCGCTTGTGCGTGCTGGCAGTCGTGGTGACGACGCTGTTGGTGGCATCCCAGTACAGAAGCGCACCCTGCGAGACAGCGCCCGAAGCCTTGGCGATGCTCCACACGCCATCAACCGCCACCGTACCAGCCGCGTTGGCGGCAATGGAATGAGTGGCAACGGTCACAAGATCACCGAGCAGAACGACAGCACCAGCAGCCACAGCAGCCGACGGCGTGTGCTCAATCAGACAGCCAGCCTGAGAATAAGAAGCCATAGATCACCTACTTTCTGGGAATGGAGTTGGTTGGAATCATGCCGCCGGGCGGGCTTGGGCTCCCGCCCGGCGGTCACGGTTTGTCTTCAGATCAAGAAGCGTCAGCCTTCACGCCGGCGAGGTACTCGGCCTTGGCAACGCCAAAGTCGAAGTAGCCACGCATCTGCACGCCCAGCGTGTTGAAGTCGGCTTCCGCCGTCTCAACGATGGGAGACTGCACGCCGTTGAGGAACGCCACTTCCATCACCGGCATGTCAGCCGGCGAGGCAAGCAGGTAGTAGTCCTCGGCGCTGGACAGGTAGCTGGTCGAGACGACCTGATACCGACCGGCGAGCACGTTCACGTTGGGGCCAGCGGACGAGCCGCCAACCAGCAACGCCGAGCCCATGATCTCCGCAGCCGACAGTTCGATGTCGGACGGCACGAGCAGCACGCGAGGCTCAACGGCAACCGGGTTGCCATCGGGGTCTTTGAGCTTGCGGAACAGCGTGGCAATCGCCTTGAGGTTGCTCAAGGAGAGAGCACCCGCCGTGGTCTTCTTGTTGCCACGGCCCGTGGTGAAGAACGCCGAGTCATCTTGGAACGAAGCCCAGAAGACGTCGTTGAGCTTCAGAGCACCGCCACGACCGATCCGCTGCGGCACCGCAGTCAGAGCACCGAGGTCATCGTTGATGAGGTCATTGCGAGTGACACTCGTCATGATGCCGTAGGTCTCTGCCGAGATCGTCCGCGACTCGTCGCTGACGGCAGCGTTCTTGAGTTCGCCGCCAGGGGCGACCTTCTCAAACTTCATGCCACCGTTGAGCCGGTAGCTCGTCAGCGCCTTGAAGTCGTTCACGCTGCGAACCGACGAGATGGACCGCCACGAGGACTCGACGCCGTTGAAGCCGGCGAGCAGGAACTTGTTGACGGTCGCCGACAGGATGCCGCTGATGCTGTGGGTCGCCCAAGCAGCAGCAAGGATCGGACGCAGAGTCGCGGCGGAAATCCGACGCGAGCCGGTGTAGCCGCCTTCCTCAGCAGCCGAGAGCAGAACTTCGCCGAGGCTCGTCGTCCGCTGAATCTTGCCAGCGGCTTCGAGGGTCTTGGCGTCGTACTGCTTCTCGACATTCGGCAGGTTGCCCTGGAGGGCAAACGCCGCTTCAATCACTTCGGGGCTGCGGCTGGTCGGCTGCGCCATGTGGATGGCAGGAGCCGCCGGTCGCTCGTCGCGGGTCGCAAGGAGCTTTTCCATGTTGGAAACTTTCTGCGTGAGGGACGCGATCACTTCGGCGTGATCGACTTCGGGCTTGGTCTCCACGGCGACACTCGCCGTGGCTTCCACCGCAGCCGTGACCGGCTCTTCGGTGGGCGTCTGGTTGGCGTTGTCCGCCATAGAAAACTCCTCGTCGGCTTCAGCCGCGATGGCGACGCTGGTAGCTGCATCAGCGCCCAAGGTGACAAACGAAACCTCACGCAGCGATGAGGCTTTGACGACTCGCACCGGCCCGATGTGGGCAGTGCCGTTGACGGTGGTGACGCCTTCGGCGTCGATCTTCTGGTGCCTGCGGACATCGGCACCCACGCTCGCCTGGAACTGGTAGCCAGCGGCACCAAGGGCGGCGACCTGCCGTGCGTTCTCGTTGTCGGCCAGAATCTCGCCTTCAACGATGATCTGCCCAGCTTCGATGAACGGGCGACCCTGCCCGACGATTGAACCAAGTGCGTAGTCGTGGCCGACCACCACGGGCACAGTCGCCGGCAGCTGCATCCCAGCCATGTCGATCACGACCGGCTCGCGGCTCCAGCCCTGACGGATAGGAGCACCCGTGTAGGCGACGATGCGAAACTTCTTGCCAGCCGGTGCCGAATCGCCTTCGGCAGCTTGCAGGAACTCGACACCAGAATTGAGATTGATTGCGTTCATTCGGCCCCCATTGGTTCGCCGTTCTCGTCAAGCGTTCCGCCGTAGTTCACTTCCGGCGCGAAGTCAACGAAGAGGTTGAGTTCCTTCATCAGCGCCACCTCGGCGGCTCGCTGACGCAGTTCCACGTCCCACTGCTTGCCAGCCTTGGCGTACTCAGCAGCCAGAGTGGTCGTGTGCGTTCGCAGCCGAGTTTCGGCAGCGTTGGCTTCCTTGGACGGGTCAACGTGCTCTTTGCCATCCCACTGCCACGACCAATCCCACTCGCTGAACGGCGGCACGCCTTCCGGCAGCACACCCGCAAGCGTGGCTTCGTTGACCCACGCCGCAAGCAGACGGTCAAGCATCACACGCTCAAGATCGTCACGCATGACCCGCTGGGTCGTCGCGTAAATTTGGTGATCCATGCGACCGCTCGCGTAGTTGTATGACGACGAGTCGAGGGCACAGACGTTAAATGGCAGATTCATGCAGCGACCCAACTCGCCGAGAATCTGACGCACGAACGACGGGAATTGCGTCGTAGGCTGCTCTGCCTTCAGCTGCTCGAACGTCCAGCCGTCTGGCAGCGTGACCATCGTCCGCTTCTCAATCGGCATCTCGGCGAACGCTTCGACCTCGTCAATCTCGGCGGCAGGTGAGTTCGTCCGCAGGAAGCCAGCGAAGTCGGCGGCAGTCTCAGCAGCAGCAACAACCGCCTCGGTGTAGCGGCGAAGCTGACCAAACAACCGCAGAGCCGGTGCCACCTCTGGATACCCACGGTGTTGACCGGGCCGGATAGGCCGGAACCAATGCACCATCTGGGCAGCGGGCACGCGCTGGAATTGCAAAGTGTTGACGCGGAAATTGCTGCCGGGATGGAAGTTGAGAACTTGATAGGCAACGACGTTGCCGACGGCGTCAAACTCCATGCCGTCAACAGTCGAGCCGTCTGGCGTGATCGTCTCGCTCATCAGTTCCGTAGGCGTGGCGACCATCTCGGCTTCCACAAGCCGCAGGTCAAGCTGAACGCCAGGCAGGCGAGGATTGGAAATCATCAGCGAGAACGCTTCGCCGTCCACGACCAAAGCCTCACGCATCGTCCGCAGCTTCGCCGGAAGGTCGATCTGCCAGCCCCAGTCGAAGAACAGCTTTTCGATTGCCCGTGCACTTTCGTCGTCGCCAAACTGCAATTGCAGACGCGGGCCGGTGCCGACCAAGTCATTGGCGAGCGTGGACGAGATGCCAGCGAGCCACGAGTTGTTGGCACGCTCGTAGCGAGCACGGTTCCGCATCTCGCGCCGCTTCATCGGCGAGAGTGCCGCATCCGCAGCGAAGGCGTCAGCGTTTGCCCAGTGCCGCCGGTCGTCTTGGCTCTCGGCAGCGTCAAACTTGGCACGGACACGCACGGGCATAGCCGCAGGCTGCGGCCTGTTCCCACGCGAAAACAGGTTGCCAAGCAGTCCCACGCTAGATAGTCCCTGGCGGCAGGAGCTTGTTGAAACGCAGACCACGTCGCTTGTTCGTGCCGGCACTCGCAGCCTTTGCAGACAAATACTTGTCCGCCTCGATCATGGCGGCGACGTCCTGCGACTCGACCTCGCCTGCGTCCGTGCGGACGCGCTTCGGGCCGGATGCCACTTCGCTGATCTTGTCGCGCAGTTCGTCGCTCATGCGAGCAACGCTACGGGAAACGTCGTGCGTTCCAGACCGGGTGTGCCGTCAGACTTTGACCCAATCAGAGCCGTCGTGCTTGTACCGATGCACGTCAGCGAACCCAAGGCGGCGAGCGATGCCTTCTGTGTGCTCGCTGAACACGGCGATAGTTTCACGGCGATCAAGCGTGCCGTGTGCCACAAGTGCCGCAGACAGTGCAGTTGCTACCCCACAACGCCTGTGGCGGTCGTCAACCCACTGCTCTAGCGTCTGCATCCCACGCCAGACGTGAGAGCAAGCCCAGCCAACTAGACCGTCGTCACGGTGGCACAAGGCGACAGGAGTGATGTTGCTTGCCTGCCCTTCCAGGACGGCGGTTACCTCCTGCTGCCATTCGCTATCATCGTGCGTCATTCGCAGCTTGATAGCCAACAAGTCGCGAGGGTGAACGCCGTCAATCGCCATCACGGAAATCATTTCAGCCTCTTCACTTGGATCATCTTCTTGCCATTCGGCCCGCTCGGGATTGTCACCTTCTTCCGCTGGCGTCCACCCGCCTCGGTCGCCACGGGATGCACGCCAGCAATCGACGCCGCAACGGCAGAGCCCACGAGACAATCCCAGAAGTGATTCTCTCGCCGGTTGTCTAGCTTCCACTCGTCCACGACTCTGCCCCTCGCCTCAGTCCGCACCGGGTACTCGCTGGTGAGATGCTCGACCAGCATGTCGTGCTCGCCAGCGTGGAGCGTGATAGCCTCGGGATCGCCCAGTGCCAGACGCAGCCGAGCCGCAGAGAACGTCTTCCAGAAGTTCGTGTCATAGACACCGTACCGCTGGCTAGTCGCCGTCTGCCTCATGACCCAGTTCAAACCAATCTTCTCGCCTCGCCCCTTCTTCTCCGTGAGCGAGCCGCCAGACGCACCGATGCCTTTGCCGTGACTCGGCAGCAGACTCGCCGCAAACGTGGACCGCCGGCAGAACGTCCGCACCGTCTCGGTGGACTGCCCCCAGTTGGCGTCTATGAGCACCTGACGCACACGCATAGGCACGTCGTCCTCACGCATCCAATCCTTGCCGAGAAGTATCTGCGTCAGAGATTCCAGCCCAGCGGATAACGCACCCTCAAACCCGGCACCCTTGGAAGTTAGTGCCAGCGTCTTCTTTGCGTTCTTCGCTTCAAAGAACGTGCTGGCTTGGTCAGGGTATGTGCCGTAGGCGACGACGTGACCACCGAACGACTCGCCCCACGAAGCGACGAGCCAGTACAGAAGTTTGTCCTGCACGTCGATGAACGCAGTGAGCGTCTGGTGCGACAGCGGCACAGCCCCACGCGGAAGCGTCATCGCACGAGCGGCGAGCGCACGCTTGTCTAGTTTCTCGGACGATATGTCATCCGCCAGCGGTGCGTTCTGGTACTCCGCTTGGAACGCTGACTCTCCACGGTCAATCCGCAGATTCCATGCGTGCTGTATCGCCGTGAGTTCGTCGTCGTGCTTCCGCTCAGGCCACGCCACCCGAGAGCCTGCATCCATCGTCGCCTGATTGGCAGCGTAGAAGGCGTCGGCGGCTCCTGTGCCTTCACCGCTACGCTGCCCCTCTCGCCGCATCTCGGCGTACTGGCCCCACAACTCATCAGCGGTAGGCCACTCGTAGACAAGCTTCGTGCGTTCGCCCTGCCACGACGGGTGCCTCATCCGGTCAAGCAGTCGGTCAGCCAGGTCGTCAGGGCGGATGACGGTGATGGTAGCAAGACCGGCGATCTTCTTGCCCGGCCCCGACAGCCCAAGGATCGCACCGGCTAGGATGCGTTCGCGGGTTGCCACCTGAGAAGGCGAAGCACTACTCTCATCCGTTTGCGGGTCATCTATGAGGCACAGGTCAGGACGTATCGTCTTGCCGTCCGGTCGAGTGTGACTGACGCCACGGATGCGGCCCGTGATGCCAGCGACACGCACAGCCGCACCAGCAGAGGCGGCACCAGCGATCCACGGCAGCGTCACCTTGTCTGCCGTCCATCCCATGTGCGTCGGCTCGCCCTCGCACGTCTGACCACGCACCCGAGCCGTGATGCCGTCCAACGCTCGCACTGGATAGCACGCCGCTGGGAAGTCCTCGGCGAGCAAGTCGTTTTGCTCTAGGTGGCTCTTGAGCGTGTCGAGCATCTGGCAGGCAATCGCTTGGTCACTGCCAACGAGCATCACAAACGAGCGATGCCCGTAGAGCATCGACCACATGCACGCCCAGATCGACAGCGTGCTCTTGCCCGAGCCGCGAGGCATGGCGAAGGCGAACAACTCGCCACGCAGCACCGCAGCCTCAATCTTGGCAATTGCCGTCAGGTGGTCCGCAGACCATGCCAGAGGGAACGACTCGGCACCGTAGACCTCGCAGAACTGGCGGAAGGACGACCGGCAAGCGTCGCGGCGTTTGGCGTCCTTGACCGGCGGGATGCTGCCGATGTCTCGACCGGCGGCAGAGATGTTCCTAGACCACTGCCCGCCCTGAGCCTTCTGCCGCTCGTAGCTGCGTTTGGCTGCGTCTGTCTTTTTGGGAGTGCGGGCGTTCATTCAGGAGGCTGTATTTATGGCAAGCTCGCGTATGAGGCTAGAAGCAAAAACCGCCGGAAGAACCTAAAAAATCCGCCCGACAGACCGCTGGGGATGCCTTGTTTTCTAGGCTTTTTCGCACTTCGCAGGCGTTTCGCCCTTGTTTTCTGGGCTTTTCAGAACAAAAGCATCTGTTCGCTAGAAAACTCACCACGCTTGCCCTCAACGACTGACCATGCGTCGCGCCACTTTGCGTGACGATCTCTGACGAAGCATCCGCAGACCATCTCTTGAAACTGAGGGCAGCGAAATTCTTTGACAGGAATGAAGTATCGCTCATCAAAGGACGCAAGATGGACAGCCAATACATCAAAATCTTCTAGCGAATATCGTCTGCATGTAGAGCCAACTACGGGACGCACGGGCCTGACATCAACCGTTCCCTTTGTTGACCCGCTGCTTTTCGCTTGTACTCGATAGCCATTAATGACCAAGTCATACGGAAGTTTCTTGTGTGACACATTTTCAAAGTCAAACCCGGCTTTGGCTGCTTGATCTGCTAGCCAATCCTCGAACAGAAAACCGCCCATTGCCGTCATGAGACGTCCTGCGGCATCTGGCCTATCAAGAAATGCAAGCATCGCTGCGACGAGCGCCTGCTTTTGATCTTCGCCAAATGTGACAAGCTCACGACTCACTGCACCCTCACTGTCGTCCTCGCCTCATCGCCCCACGACTTTTCCACGATCAATCGCCTGACGTGCGTGTCGTCAAACAACTCTTTCAACGCATCAAGCACAGCCTTTGCGACGTTGTCGCAGTCAGGTCGTGGCAGCACTGGTGCTGTCGCCTTCACTCCACGCTTGTTCATGTGCGACTTGGGACGTGTGAACACAGCATCAACAATCACCTCAATCGGTTCGCTGAGTGGCGTCAGACCGCACGCTAGAGCCTCACGCAGTATTGCGTCACGATACGCATGCACTGGGTGCTTCGACGGCACGTACGCTCTGGCGAAGCCACCGCGTGTGCTGACTCGCACCCGAGGCTGTGGCACTGGGTCGCCTGCGACGCTGAACGTGATCGGCTTCATGCACGGATCATCGCAGCAGCGTCAAGCAAACCAGTGCGACACGTTGAGCACCTCGAAGTGCCGCATCACCTGTCGCACGTAGTGCCCCTCATGAATCTCATCCAACGCATACGCATGGATGACGGCACCATTCGCCAAATAGAAAACGGCGACGCCCACTTGGACGGGCCGCAAAGCGCCGTCCAGTGGGCCGCCGAGGAACTCGACTGTTATCCAGCCTTTGCTCATTCGTAGCGAATCACCGCGAACCAGCCACGCGGACCACGGGCTACTCCCTTTTCAACGATGCGGTATCGCCCGTAGTAGCAGCAGTTCCGCAGCGCAGCATCAGGCGACGACGACGAGAAGCCGATGCCTTCACGGCGTCCTCCAGCTGTGCCGCAGTGACGCAGCACGCCCGAGCGTGCCATTTGCTCGGCGTCATCCTGAGCCGAAGAAATATTTACCCGCCTAGCGTTGATGATCACGTCCTGCCCAAAAATGATGCCGGGGGGGGTAGTAATCAGAAACGCGAGAGCCAATACAATCCGTTGCATATCGTCAGTCCTTTCGTCCTTGTGACAGCCGCTCCGTGCGGCACTGCGACTCACACTAGACGGCGCGTCAAGTAATCCCGTGGAAGCGGTAGCCGTCCCATGAATACTTCGGGGCGCTCACTCGCTCTGTCTTTGGCACTGCTGGCTGCTCTCGCCGTGCTCGACATTCCGCCGCACGCTCCGCTATCTGCTCTGGCGTCGGATCGTCTTCCTGTGGTCCGTGGTACGCACGGCGTCGCCTCGGAAGGTTGTGCCGTGCCACCAGTTCAGCGACGTACGCAGTTGCACAGCCAAGGGCGGCGGCAATCTCGACGTGAGTCTTGCCTGCCGCCCAAAGCTGTTCCAACCGGGCCACGCTGTAGACGCATGAACCGTGTTTTCCCATCAGTCCACCGCCAGTGGCATGATCACGCCAGTGTTATCGCCGCATCGCAGGATGACGGCAGACTGTGCGTCCACGGCTTCGACCTCGACCTCTGGCTCTGCCTCGCTGTCGATGCCGCCGAGCCACTGCTGGACGAACAGCGGGTCAAGTTTGACCGTCGCCTTGTCACCGGCTTCGACAACGTCACAGGTGACGCTCGACTCGCCCTTCTCGGCACTCTGCCCGTGCAGCCAGATGCCGCCGTCGCTGAAGGAGAACTGCACGCCCTTGCTCTCGTCGCTGGTCACGATGGCTGCGGCCCGCGTCGCTGCGAGCAGGTCCGCACGGCTGACCGTGGTTGCCTTGGCATCACGTTCCGGCAGCGTGTCACGCCAGCGAGGGTAGCGACCGTCGAGCAGGCGAGCCTTGACCGTCACGCTGCCAACCGTGGCGACGATTTCCTTTCCGGTCGTCTCCAGCTGCACGCTGGCATCACCCGCTGACGCAGCCAGCCGAGCAATGATTGCCATCGCACGAGCCGGGACGAGCGTCTGCGAGTCGTCCACCGCTAGGTCATGCTCGCAGTTCACGCACGAGAGCCGGCGACCGTCCGTGGCGACGAACGTGACGACCTCGCCCTTGACTTCGACGAGCACGGCACCGAGAGCGTAGCGGCTCGACTCGTCGTCCACGGCGAAGACGACGCCTTTCACGGCACGGCAGAACTGATCCACCGGCAACCGTGTAACAGGCTTCGCACCCACCACGTCCCACGCCGGGTACTCGCCCGCGTCTTCCGTTGGCAGCGTCCACTCGCCACGCCCAGCCTTGATGACGCACGACGACTCGTCAGGCGTGATCGTGATTTCATCGCCCGAGTGCGAGCCGAGAATGGCAGACAGCCTGTCCTTCGGCAGCAGCAGACTCACATCGCTCGGGACCGTCTCAAGCGTCACGTCGATGCGGACATCGCCGTCACTCCCAGACAGAACCGCGCCCGACAGGAGCACTGACTGGTAGATGGGCCGTGGCGACCGGCTTGGCACCGCCTGGCCCACGGCTGCTAGAGCCGCCTTGATTTCCGGCGCTGACAGGCTGATGCCACCAGCCTTCGTCTTTCTTCGTTCCTTCGTTGCTGTCATTCCGCACATCCTTTCGCAGAGAAGTCCCCACCAAAATGCCAACCGTGAACGTCACGGCGTGCAAAATCGAACCAATGCAGACCAAGGCGATGTCGCTCATAGCCCAACCTCCGTCTTCTCAATCACGCTGGCGAGCCTCACGCAACGCTCTAGCGTCGCCTCTAGCGTTCGCGCAGCCGTCTCGATGAGAATCCGGTCGTCGTCGCTCACGTCGTCGTCCCACGCACGACTCATCAACGCCTGGACGACATCGAGCGGTGCCGGGAGGTAGTGCCACTCGGGATTCATGCGTCACCTCCAATCACGCGGATCGTCCGCGAGCAGCCTTCCTGCCACGTCACGTAGCCTTTCCGCCGCAGCGGCTCCAAGTGGCACTTCGCCGCGTTGGGCGTCTTCCACCCGTAGTGGTGCTGAATCTCTCGCAGCGTTGGCGGGTACTCGTGCGTGTTGATGTAGCCTGCGATCCACGTCAGCACGTCCTGCTGGCGGGCCGTGAGCGGCTGGCGTTCTGTGGTTGTTGTCATGCGTCCTCCTCCTTGAGTTTCATTGATGCTGCAAGCGCCATGACTTCCTTTGGCGTGCGGTATGGTGCGGGCCTGTATCCGGCAAACTCTTTTGACTTACGCTCAAGCAACGCCCTCTTGGCGGCATCGTCTGCACTCTTCCCAACGCTGCGGTTTGTGCCGCCGCGATCTTGCGACCGAGTCAGCCACGAGACGAGGAAGCGACGCCAGTTGCTCTTGTGAGCCCGAGTTGGGTTGGCCTTCAGCCACTCGGATGCTCGGATTAGCTCGACATCAAGCACGACAGCCGGAAATCCTTCGGCCCACGTTTTGCGGTCTTCTGCCGTGATCCCTGCCCAGCCCGTTTCACAACTCCAAGAAACTGCGTTGTGGTGCTGCGAGCGTTTTCGCCGCTTCGGCGAATCGCTCGTAGCAACAACCGGCGCAGCCGGTTGAATGATTTCTTCTTTAGAAGAAATCCCTGAATCTGACGGTGAAGGTGAAGGTGAAGGTGGATGGTTAACGATTGATGAACGATTGCTCAACGATTGCTCAACGTTTGATGAACGATTGATGGAGCCAATCCGTGCGGCTGCAGCTGCCTTGCCAGCCTCAGATCGCTTTCGGCGAAGCGAGACTGCCCGGCCACGATGCTCCTCCAGCCTCGCGTTGCGTCGCTGGCCATCAGGCTCTAGCGGAAACTTGTCTTGGAGCATGCCCCAAACTTCGGCAACGCCAGGCGACAGCCGGCCCAGAGCGTCAATGTCTGATGGCAGTCCCTCCCTGTCCCACTGCAGCATCAGTAGGGTGAGGTAGTGTCCTCGCTCAGAGGCCGTCCAACCGATCGTGGCAGTCAGGAAGTCTCTGACGTAGAGCGGCATGTAAATGTCCACTCGTTCATCTGCCGACATTACTTGCCTCCCGGCTCTGTAGCTGCTTTTGCCACTCAACCGCCTCGGCGGCCTCCTTGACGAGTGCCACGTGATTCCTGCCGATAGCGTTTGCCGCTTCGTACAACGCGCGGCTCGACTCAATAGACCGTCCATCTTCGGCTGCCATGTCGTTAAGCATCTTTCGGATCAGACGCATAAGAGTCTGCGTGAACGTTGGCTGCTTTTGCATGCTCATACGCACCTCCATTCCCTCTCGCCACGTCCACTCGCACTCGCCACAAGCCGTCCCGTCGCAACGATCCTGCCAGCCTTGGCAAGCTCCGTGAGTCGCTTATTGACTTGGTGCCCGAGCAGTCCGCATCGAGCAGCGATGCCTGACGCCCCTGCCGGCCCGTGCGACAGCGCCTCAAGGATCGCCGCGTGGTGCTCGCCTGCAAACGTCTTGACGCTTGCGGCTGCGGCCTTGCTCGTCACTGGATCGGTGCGGCGAAATAGCGGCAGCGTGCTGACGTCGTCTGCGTAGTAGTCGCTCATGCGGATGTCTCCTGCGTTGACTGCTTTGCGCGTTGCTTCAGTTCACGAACTTGACGCTTGAGCGACAGAATTTGGTCGGCGTTCTGCTTACACAGGCAGACAAGCGACCAGATGACAAGGCTGCGCCAACGCACGACACCAGGCAGCACGCCCCAAGCAAGGTCGTCTTCCTCGTGCTCGCGGAGAAGCATCCTGGCCTCATGTACAAGCAGCTTGATTGGTGCTTTCAATGAAACGAGCTTTGCCAGCCGCTCGCACCTTGCCATTCCGTGACTGCCCATCCGTGCGTCCTTTCCCTCGTGTATTGGCCGCGTCTCGTGCGGCATCCGGCTGCGTTACCTGTTGGAGACAAGCCGCAGCTGCGGCAGTTACTCGCCACCCATCCGCTGGGCGACCAACGCTGCTCCGATGCAAGCAGCTGCGGCAATGGCGTGCCGGTCTGTGTCAGTCCCCCGTGTACTTGATGTGCTGCCCGTACTCTTCTCGCTCAACCGGCGGCGCTGGCGGCTTGAGCGTCGCCAGTTCAGCCTCAAGCTCTGCGATGCGACGCCGAAGCTGTGGCATCTCTACGTCGTGCCGCTTGATGTCCCGAAACGCTATCTGCACGATGTCGGCGGCTTTGTGGTAGCGGCTACCACGCAGCACCTCATCAATCGTGTAGGCGAACTTGTCGAGTTCCTCTGCGAGCCTCATGCCGTCACCTCCTCTCGCGTCATGAGGATTTCGACCTTGCCCATCAGCAGCTTGGTCAACTCTGCGAACTCGGCGTCAGTGATCTCGCCTGCGTTGGCGTACGTGTCCAGCTTGGAACGCAGTGCCTCGCAGGCTTCGATGGTGCTGGCGGCGCTGATAGCCAGGCGTCCCGCCTCGGCCCGAGTCCGCTGCGGCTCCTGCTTCGCCTTGGGCGACAGCACGACCTTCGCCGGTCGCGGCTCGTCATCGAACTTGGGACGCACCACGATGGGCTCTGACGCCACGGTTGGCTGCGGGTAGTCCTGTGCCTCCTCGGCGGTGATCAAGCCCCGCAAAGCGTCAGCGAACGCATTGCGAAGGGCAAAGCCACGGGCACGCAGAGCCAGCATCCGCTCTGGGTACTGACTCCACGGGCCAGACTTGCCAGCCAGACCAGCACGCTTGGCATCAGCCATTGAGAACCGGCTGACGGTAGGTGCTGGGTAGCCGCGACGCTTTGCCTCGCAGACAGCCGTCAGGTTGTCGCCCTGGCCCTCGACGTACTCCTTGACGTACTCGCACACTGGCGAGGACTGAACCAACGCCAAGGCGGCATCGCCCCAGATGGTCGGCCTGCCGTTGATGACGGCAATCGACTGAAGGCTCTGCATCGGGGAAAGCCCGACCTCGCTGCCGTGCTGGATCGCCAGCATGCACGACTCAGGCTTGCCCTTGAAATCCTTGGGGGCGAACTCCGATGCCGCCACCATCTTGGAGAAGCGGAAAGCGTCGTCGAACGATTGAAGTGCCAGCCCTGTGCTGGCTCTGTGTGTGCTGATTTCCGTGCTCATATGCCGTGTCCTTTCGTTTCCGTTCCTGTGAAAATGCCCGCTTTGCGTCCTGCTCGGCGGGTGGTTCGTGCGTCCTTGCTGCTGGCGACTCCGTCGCCCTCCTTTCCGCTCGCTGCATCCTGCTGGCTTGCGGTCCTGTCCCTCTATGTGCGGTCCTTCTTGTGAGCGGCCCACTGTTGGGGGAGTGTGATATTCAGTCGTTCACCAGCGCGCAACCCCCGCGCCCTAACGGCCCCCCCCCCCCCCGAGGGGCGCTGATGATTTCTCTCGTGTGTGCGGTGGCTTTGCCTGTACCTCGTCGTGTTAGCAATCCGGTTGTTGCACCGCTGACGCGCCAGCGGACAGGCAAAGCGACCTTGTGTCAGTGCGTGATGTCTACGACCGGGACACGCACCCATGCGTGATCCACGTTGACAACCACCGTGGCGTCGTCGTCGCTGAACCATTCGATGTGGCCGCTCCAGCGTCGCCCTGCGGTCAAGCCGCTGACGAAGTCGCCGACCGCTGGCGTCGTGTTGGTCGTGTCTTTCCAGCCCGTGCCGTACGTCTCGGTCATGCCAGCGACGGCTCCTGCGTATTCGTTTGCGTGTGCGTCATTCGTTGTCATGTGGGTCTCTCCTTGGTTAACGGGAAGATATACGGACGTTCAGGTACGTCAACTGTCTGGCGAACAAAATGCGGGGACTAGAAACGGTGTGCAGTAGTGGGTGCGAATGCCGAAGCGGTGGTATTGGATAGCGTCGGATAGGCTAGTGACTAGCGTCAGTTCGTCAAGACAGAAATCTTGAGAGTGTGGAAACAACCAGATCAATGCCGTGAGCCACGGCCTGGGCGAGGTCAGAGTCGGTGCCGAGCTGCTGCCCGAGCCGGATAAAGACCAACGCTTGAATGAGGCGGTCTATGTGGCGTCGCATCGCGTGGCCCCCCTTGGCCGGAAGAATCCTTGAGCCCGCTGGCGAGATTGCCAGCAGGCGTATGTCGTCAGGCAATTCCGCAGGCGGTTTGAATCATCCCGCGAATGGCGTCCGTCTTGTACGCGGCAACGGCAGCGTCAACCGTGGCGAACCGCTTGCCCATCCCACGCCAAGCACGGTTCATTGCGTTCTGCATGACGACCTGCACGTAGTTGGTGGCACCACGGCAGACGACGACGAGGGCGGCGTGCTTGCCGCACTGCATCTCGACGTAGAGGTAGTTGTTTCCGAGGGCAGTCTGGCGGCTGGTGTCGATGACGTTGATTTCCATTTTCGTCTCCCGGTTAGCGGCTGCGAGTCTCAATCGCTCGCATGGGTGTAGTGTAGGCTATCGTCAGTTAGGCGTCAACAGGATGAGAAAAGATTTTTTTCTGTGCGGTTTTCCGCAGGAAAACCCTACTTCCGATTGGCGGCTGGCTTCTTGGCTTTCTTGCGGCTGGACACTGGCCGCTTTGCCAAGTGCTTCTTGCCGCCTGACCGCGTGCTTAAGCCGTCTCGAACCTCGCGAGCCGCAGCTGCCGGGATTAGCCAGACACGCTGTCCGATGCGGCGAGCGCCCTTGATTTTGCCCTCTCCCAGCAGGGTTCGCACCCAGCCTTCAGAGCATCCCATCACCTCAACGGCTTCCGCCACCGTGAGGTATTCGCCGCCATCTATCTTCTGTGTCATGCAGACCATACCCCCATACTACCAGCCATCGTTACTTGGTCAAACTTACGCCAGATTTCCAGTCCTCACCGATTCCCATCCCGCTCGTTGCCCCGCCCACCCGGCAGCTTTAGGATGGCTACCGGGCGGATGTTTAGCGGAGAGGGCGGGACTACCTCCCTTGTACACCTGTACACCGCTGTATACTATGCCCTTCTACACAAGAAGGACGACAACAATGACGCTGAGAGATGTGCTGAACAGATACGCGATTCTTCAAAACCTGACTGACAGAACGGTGGTGCTCTACGGCCACACGCTTGACCGATTTGCCGAGTGCATCGGCCACGAGCCGACGATTGACGACATTGACGATCTCATCGTCGCCGGATTCCTTCGATGGCGTGCAGCCACGCCACGGAAGCGTGGCAAGCCCTCTGCCGCCTCGGTGGCGAAGGACAAGTCCCAACTGACCGCCTTGGCTAACTGGGCCGCCAAGAAGCGTCTGAAGCGTTCAGACGGCACAGACGTCGAGTTCCTGTCCCTGCCACGGATGCGGAAGATTCGCCACGCCCCGCAGGCGTACACCGTCGATGAGGTCTCGCGGCTCATCAGGCTGGCTAAGCAGCGGATCGGCAACATTGACGGCAAGCCAGCCGCCTGGTGGTGGAGCACAATCATCTACGCTGCTTGGTGCAGCGGCGAACGTATTTCTCCGCTGCTTGAGATCCGCTGGAAGGATGTTGACCTAGACGGGCAGACGCTCCTGTTTCGAGCAGAGACCCGCAAGGGACGCTGCACCGACATCCAGCGAGCCATCACGCCTGACCTGTCTGACATGATGCGGGTTCAGGCAGGATCGCCCGAGGCTCTGGTGTGGCGTTGGGATCGTGCCTATCACTCGCTCTGGCCTAGTCTGAGACTGCTGTGCCGGCGGGCCGGCGTGCGTGGCACAGGCTTTCACCGGCTGCGGAAGTCCTCTGCCAGCTACGTGGCACTTGGCGGCGGTGACGCTACCGAGCACCTCGGGCACGCCTCGCCAGAGATGACGCGGCAGCATTACCTAGACCCAAGGATTACCCAAGCCAAGAGGGCGCTCGACTGCCTGCCGAAGCTCGACCTAGACGCCAGAAAGGACGAGCCGCCCGCGGCGTGACGCCAACTAGCCAGCGGCATTGCACGGCGGTAGCATCCCCAATCGGAGGGACTGTGCAATGTCGCTGCTTTCTTGGTTAGCCGGAACTGGAATCGTATGGACGAAGAACGAATCATGGGTGATTTCTTGCGGTCGCCGCACCCTTGAGGGCTTTACGCCTCAGACAGAGATACGCCAAGACTTCGGCTACGTCCGTGGGCTGCCAGCCACGAAGCGACCACGGAAAGTGCGGCCACGGCTTGACGTAGACTTCCGATTCGTTGACGCAAACATCGTCATTGACGCCGTGAGGATGGCAAAGCATCCACCTAACTGCGAAATCTCTGGCAGAGACGTTCACCTGACAGACGATTGCATGGACAAGAAATTGTTTCTTGAGCTACTCCGAGAAGAGGCTGGCACAAAGAAGAGCACGATACGGTCGGACATCATCCGCATGCTGCACGAAGAGCAGGAAGCGTCAGGGCGTAAGTACGTCACGGGCGGTCAGTGACCCTGTGACGAAACCTCGACTCTTATTCCCAACGACCGAGGTTTCGGCACACTTGACGCCCTCACCACAATGCCCATACGTCGCCCGGCTGGCAGGCAGCGGACATATAACCCGTGTCGCCGACCCAGCCGGGCGGCGTTCCACTTTCTGGAATCTGGAATGCCTCACGTCATCATCCGCTTCCGCCTGCCCGACGAGCAGACCGAGCTCAACGCCGCCATGCAGGGCGCTGACGCCAAATCGGCGATCTGGCAGGTTGACCAGTATTGTCGTGGAGTCCTCAAACACGGCGAGCCGTCAGCGGAGACGAGGCGGCACTTGGAGGGGATACGCGAGATGCTCAGAGATCGGCCAGGTTTGCTCGATGACTGAGTGTCAAGATTTATTGCAAAAAAACTGAGGGCAGAATGACTGACATCGTTCATCGTCTACGCCACTGGTCGCATGGGCTGACGTACGATCTTCGAGTAGGGATGATGCACGAAGCCGCCGCCGAGATTGAGCGGCTGCGAAACGGTTCATCAGCGGCCTGCGAAACGGTGTGCCCGCACGTTCGCGGCACGGTCACGCAGCATTGCAGCTTGAACTTCACGCTCACCGACGAGGAGCAAGAGGCGATTGAGCTTCTTGTGGAATACTCTTCGCTGCGAGCAAAAGACGAAATGGTTTTCCGGTCGCTACTCAAAAGAGCACGCGATCAATCTAAATAAACTGACAGAAGCAATGTATTTATGAGGGGTGGTGTAGGTGGTGCAGCACATTGGCAGGAACGCCAAAGGCCCGCGTTCGAGTCGCGGCCTCTCAATTGAAAAGTCTTGCCGAAAGCGGCTTGCGCAATTGGATCGCGGCATTTGTTGGCTAGACCAAGCGATGGCGTGCATCCTTGTGCAAACTAACGAAAAGCGGATGTCGCGGCTACAATCGGAGCGATCAAAATTGGACGCTCGCCGGAAGGAACTGCGGTTGTCCATGAAATGCAGAGGGTCGAAATGACAGACAATCAATTGCCAGAAGGGTTTATGACTCAAGCAGAAAGGCTGCGTGCAATCGTCGCCCACGCCGATAGACACTGCATTTCATCGGATGTTCTTTTCTCCGTGCTTGTTGCTCTTGAAGATGCGTTTTTCATTCAATCCGACGGCGATGAATACAACAACGACGAAGCCATTGCGGCGTTTAAGGCGTTGGAGGCAGAGATCGCCACGCAAAACAACGCTGTTCCGTCAGCAGGCAGTGACGGCAGTCACTCAGATGGCAATCGGGTAAGAGCCTCCGATCCGCCAGCCGGAAATACAACGGTGCAATTCACTCACGGCGACGACATCGCGGTGCGTCTGACACGGTGGTGCGAGCAGTTTGCGGACAGGGCGGAGACTCAGGCGTTGATGGATCAGGCTGCTTGCGAGATCGAGCGTCTGCGGCTCACCGACGAGGAGCGGGCGTCGCTCTATCGCGCCGAGGCGCGGCTGCGGACGGCTTATGTGCCGGATGACCAGACAGCCGCCACGCTCCGTAAGCTGTTGGACCGCCTCGCCTAGCCGTCGAAGATGTGCATCTTCGCCAGCTGCCGCCGTGCCATCGCTTCGACTCGCAGCGGATGCCCTGGCTCTGCGGGCAACTTCTGCGGTGGTGTCATGAACACCTCGATGTCCTCTGCCAGCGTAGCGGCTCGGTGCTCAACCTCACGCACCGTGTCCAGCACGAGCGTGTGATCGCCAGCCCGTGCCCTCTGGCACAACTCGCCCTGCCCGCCCTTGCTCGGATCGTAGAGCAGTTCAATCGTCCAAGTGATGCGAGCACCGACGCGAGCCAGCTTGGTCAGCCACTTCCGCATCTGTGGGGACAGACGCTCAGGCATGCGTCGCTTCTGCCCCTTCGGCGGCGGCAACTCGTCATCGCTCAGTAGTGATCGCTGAACCTCGCCCATGCGTGCAAGTCTGGCGAGGGTGTCAAGCCTTTCGGGATTCCCGGCACGCCTGCCTCATCCATGTGCGATTTGTCATGCTCTCAAACCAGAGGCGAGCGAACGACTCGACGGCGTCAGTGCCGACGTCCGAGTAGAGTGCCTTCAGTTCTGGCGAGTCGCCCCACATAGCCTCGACGTCCTCGCGTACTTTGGCGATCAGCACCTTGGCGTCTTTCACCGCAGCCATTTCCGACTCGGGCTGCGAGCGTGCCAGCTTCGTCCAGTGCTCGCAATTCCAGCAGCGACAGACAGCGTCCACGAACTCATCGAACGCACGCCCAGCCTTGACGGCTCGTGGCCCAACTTCAGCACGCAACCGGCTGCGGAGGTGCGGCAGCATCCCAGCCGGCGCGTCACTCACCGTCACCTCCCGCCCGCAGGCCGAGCAGGTGCAGCAGGCGTGAGCGACGCGCCGGGCGGGTTTTTACAGCGGCACGTCGCTGGGCACGGGCAAGCAGTCCGGTGCCCGTCGCCGTGGACGATGTAGCCTCGCCCGCCACAGTCGGTGCAGCATCCCGGCTTGGGCGGCTCTGGCGTGGGCTGTGGAGCCTTTTCGACAGCCGTCACGGCATACGCTGCCGACACAGCCGCCGAGGCTCTGGGAGCCTCTCGGTCAATCTGTGCCGGGTCAGCGGCGAGCGACGCCAGTACGGATAGCAGCCATTGCCACATGCGTCACCATCCTTGCCCGTGGTTGAGAACTCTGTGCCCATCGGCATCGACGCGAGCGTGGACGACGTACGCCTGCTCTGCCGGTGGCGGCTCGGCAAACATCATCGCCCACAGCCCAAGGCGGGCGAGCCGCTGAATCAACCGCAGGACCGGGCGGGCGGGCTCAGGCTTCACGGGCGAGTAATCCGATGTCGCTGCCCACCAAGTAAGCATCACGGCAACCAGGCCCACGACGACGGCGGATTGGATTTCTCTTTTGGTCATCGGTCCACGCTCCACAGCGAGTACAGGAACATCACGACGCAGGCACCGATCACGCTGCCGATGAGACCAGCAGGAGCATCGCCAAACGGAAGACCGCCAGCGAGCGAGCCGACGATGCCGAGCCCGATGGTCGGCACCCAGCCGTCAGGGCAGCGTCCCGGCATCACCCACTTGGCGATACCGCCAGCGACGGCACCGAATGCGAGCCACAAGAGCAACGACATAGAAACTCCTACTGTGCGAGATGGAACGTGTCTGCGATGAGCCGAGCTGGCGACGGCGTGCGAGCCTCTGGAGGGACAGGTTGCAGCCAGTTGCCGTGATCCAGATTCCGATAGCGGAAGTTCACGCCCGAGATGCTGAAGGAGTCTTGCCCCGAGAGCATCGCGTCAACCGTCTCGCGGCTCACCCAGAAAGAGCCGTCAGGCTGATCGGCGGGCCACTTCGGACCAGCATTGAACACGCCCCAAGAATTGATGCAGAGCAGCCCGTCACGCTTGCCCTCGTTCTTGGCATACCGCACGCCGATAAAGCACATGCAGTGCGCCCACGATCCGCTTCGAGGTGCGAAGCCGTCAGCGTCTCGCTGCGACGAGAAGCCAACGCCAGAGCAGACCGGCACTGGATAGCCTGACTCGATGCTCGCCGCCGCCTCATCAAACGTGCGAACAAGCGCGACGTTCTTGGCTGTGTGCTTGTTTGCAAGCTTTGCAAGGGCAAGGCCCACTTGCCCGCCACCGCACAAAAGGTTTCCCCACTCCTTCGCACGGCTCGGGTTGTACGTTGTCAGATCGGCACCGGGATACTGCTGGCGAAAGAGGATGCCGCCTACGCTCGGGTCTTTACACTTCCCTGCCACCCAGCGTGCAGCTGCACCACCGTAGGAGCCGTCTGAGTAGCCCGCCTGGCTGACCGGCGGTAGACGCCCGGCGGTCCTTGATCCACTGTAGATCGCTTCGGTCGCCACAAGCTTCGGCGGCTCGGGCAATTCGCCTTCTGCCCAATCCACACACTGCCCGACGTAACTTCCCATCGACCAACCAAAGCTTACGCAGTCACCTATCCCCTGCTTCCACGGGCCGAATGGCTTGCCGTAGACCTCACGGTGTGCCCGGTCGGCGTGGCGATAAAGAAACGTGTCCTTCTGCTGCGCCTTCTGCATGACGTCTTTGCAGCGTCAGAGAAAAGCGGCTGGTCCAGTTCAGCAAGAAACTGTCGCGTACCGACAGGATCAGGCGTGTAGCCAAACCGTGCGTCAATGGCGTCAGCCGTGCGGCGAGTGGCACGCTCGACCAGCACGCCGAGAATCGCCATTACGACGACGAAGGATACGGCAGAAAGTGACCATCGATCAGCGCGTGACATCGGCAGCAGCCCTCGACAGGTCACGGAGTGCAGAGACCCACGCCGCACGGCTCTCGGGCGTCACAGGACCGCCAGACGAGCCCACGGCGTCATCCAAAAACTTGTGGACGGCATCCCTCACTTGCGGCTGGCGAGCACCGATGCTCTCGCCCTTGCAACGCATCTCGCGGGCGGCAATCCGCAGGTCGTCAAACGCGACGCCCGTCTTCAGCCGTTGGTCGTTCTTTCCGTCGTACTCGATGCAATCTGCGAGAGAGCCGCAGAGTTCTGCCATGATCGAAGAATCTTCTGCGGCAGTCGGGCCGACAAACTTGCCGCGAAGCGAGAACGCATCCGGCGGCACTGGTGCCGGGCTTGGTGCTGGTGCCTGCCGGCTTGGTGCGAACGCAATCACCGCAGCCACGAGCAACGCCACGGCGGCGACGTGCTTGCCGTCGATGGTTGGCATGTGTGCCGTGGCGTACCACGCCTGCACCTTCTCGGTTATCTGCTTGCCCGCGAGCACGTAGGCAGCGAACGCGATGAGTAACGCTGTAATCACTTTTTCCTCAGTAGCGGTAGGAGAGTCTCAATGGTTCCGGCGGCGATAGCGACGACCAGCGAGCGAGCGGCTGGGCGAACGATGTACCAAAACGGGTACGTCGCATACGGCACGCACAGCACGGCGACCGAGTCGAACAGCACGCCGACAGCCTCAAGCACGATGGCTCGCTTCTCTTCGCCCGTCAGCGTCTTGGTTGAGTCCAGCGTCTCGACAGTCAGTCGCACGAGTGCAGCGACGAGCATCCCGAACTCGCCCCACGTCAGACCGTCCCTGGCAGACACGCGAGCCGTCACCAAGAACGCAGACACCTTCGACGCGATGTCATTGAAAGGCGCAGCGGCAGCGAGTGGAGCGTCAGCAACCATGCTGCCAGACTAGGCGGGACGGGACGCAGACTAGACCGGCTCTGCCTGCCCCTCTCGGTAGAGCACCAGGGCAATGGCTGAATAGCACGCAATATCCTTGAGCGTGTCTTCGATGCCGTCGAATTCGCATTTCCCACGGCGGAAGTACGCCTTCAATCTGTGCATCTTGTCCGAGATTCTGAGGATGCAGCCCGCCCACGCTGGCATATTCACCACGTCGGCACTCTGGCGGATGTTGCTCAGTGCGTCCTCGTCAACGCCGTAGTCAAGAGTCTTGGCGAGGTGCAGGGTTTTCAGTTCCTCAAGGATGGCGAGGAACTCCCGCGAGCCGGGCCGGATGTCGTCGCTCTGCTTCGCGAGGATGCTGTCACCCGTCCAGCGGATGTCATCCTGCACGGCTTCCATCTCTCGCTGCCCTTGCAGAATCCAATCAGCCGGCGCCGCTTCCTCTCGCTCTGCTGCGTACTTCTCTGCACTCGCCTGCGTGATTTCCTTCCACCGATCTGGTGCATCGTCTGCCGGTGCGTGGCACTTGCCGCCGTCGCAGCATCCGCCAGATAGGCGAGTCTCTACGGCGGCTCGCAGTTGTGCGTTGGTCGCCTCAAGTTCTGTAATAAATCCTTGCATCTTTTCCCTTTCGATTAGGAGCCGAGCGGTGTCCGCAGCCAGAGCACCTGATGTGCCGCACCACTGTCCCTGGAATCTGTACGCTCGCTGGCGGGCTTCGGCGATGTACTCGTCAGTTAATTCGTATTCCATCAGTCAAGCCTCGGGCCTGCGACGTGCATGGATGCCAGACCGCCGCCGTGGCGATACAGAAACGTCTCCATTGCTTGACGGCTTCCGATCCATCCGTTGATGGCGTGGTAGTCGTCTGGCGGATTCAGTGCCGGTGCTGTCCTGACGATGACGCCGTCAAGCGTGTCGATGGGCTTGTTGTTCGCAGCCGCCTGGTGGTGAAGATGACCAGTGTGCCACTCGCGGTAGACGCTCTGGCTCCACGCCTTTGGCTGCTCTAGTGCCATGATCTGTGGCAGCTTAGGCTTTGCCTTGTGGCCGTGCGTGAACCCGAGGAGATTGCCGACACCGTCTGAGAGATACTGCCTGCCGGTGAAGTCGGGCTTCACCTTAACTGTTCGCGAATTGCGAAAACGCTCCTGCAAGATTCGCTGAAAAGTCCACGTCAGAACTTCGTCGTGGTTTCCATTGACGATCACAACGTCTGTCGGCACAGTCTCGGCGGATTGCTGAACCAGAGACAGCAGCGTGTCGCAGCCGACTTCGATCATCTTCTGAAGCCGTCCGTCACGCTCTAGCGGCGTGCCGCCGGTTGTCGTTCCGGCAGGCGTATCATAATGGAACAGGTCTCCCAAGAAGGCGACCGTGCGTCTGGCTGGCTTGTTGTCGTTGCCGACTGCCAGCAGTTCGCTCGCAGCGTCACCCACAAGCCGAGCAGCAATGTCCAAGTCGTAGTCGCCGCCGCCGGTTGTTTTGTCCCAGCAGTATTTGCCGAAGTGCGTATCTGCAACGACAAGCACCTGCCACAGACCGTCACGCTTCGGTGCCTTGACAGATTTGGTCAATGGCTTGCGGATGTCCTTCTTTGCGGCGTCAATCATCGCCTGCACCACCTCGCGTGTCGTCGGCCCGCCCTTCGGCTTGAGCCTCACAAACACACGATGCAGTTCAATGCTGCCGCCTTCTCCGTCACCACACTCCCACGTGGTTGCCTCACTGGCAGCAATCTCGAAGCGGCTCATGTCCGCCTCAATGTGACGCAGCAAGTCCTCAACCGTCTTGATTCGCTTGCTGGTGGAGCGCGCCTCTAGCACGTCGCCGGATTGCGACTGCGTCACCTCTTCGGCGTCGGCCCGCTTGGCCGGCGGCACCTTGGCTTTGATTGCGTCGCCTATCTTCGCAGCCATAGGGAAATCTCCTTCCATCCTGCGACGAGCCACTTCCGCTCTGCGGCAGTCTCGGCTACCAGTTGACCGATCTCGCGTGCAGATGCAGCCCCGTAATCGCCAGACTGAAAGCGGCGTCGCACGTCAAGCAGCTGCTCTTGCACGTCAGGCGGAAGACGGTCAAGCCACGGCTTTGGGCCTGGCTTGATGCCACGCACACGCTCACGCACGGCGTCGGCTAGGACGGCGACGCTTGGGCTTTTCCTCTTCACGCTCAGGCTCCTTGCGTTCAAGATGCACCCAGCCATCGTCGTCAGGGATGCCGCCACCAGCGTGCTCCTCGTCGTCGTCCAACTCGGGCGGCAGGATCACCGCCTCGGGCTTCGGCTGTGGCTTGGTGCGTCCCATGCCACTAGGGTGGCAGCACTGTCAAGCGTTCCGGCGTGCGTTGCTGATAGCCCGCCGCACGAGCATCCTGCCCGCCACGTCGAGGAACGGCAGGCCGCGAGCCTCGGCCTCGGTCCGCATGACGGCAACCACCTCGTCGATCCGCTCGGGCTTGCTGCACTCGTCGCAGCCCCAGGCGTCCATCTGCTGTTGCTTGGATCGGCAGGCACAAGTTGGCGTTGGCTCAATCCCGAAGCGTTTCAGCAGGCGGGATAACTCAGTGCCGGGGCCGTGAGTGGGGATCGGTGCTGGCTCTGGCAGCCGCGACACTCGCGGGTATGCCGAATGATCCACGTCAATCGTCCACTCGTCGCCGTCCCGGCTGACGACGCACGGCAGCACCTCGTCGAGCGTGTAGCCACGCTCGGTGCAACGGGCTTCGAGGTTGGAGCGGTGGGTGGTGATCATGGGAGAGGGTTAAACGCTGCCTCTATCTTGATATTTGCGGTGCTAGTGATGACAAACACTTCTTGGCTAAACACCACGTACTCCGCCGCAACTCCACTCTCGTACGTTGCAGGAAATGTTTTTGTGCCGTTGCACAGATCGTCAAGAGTCGGGACGGTCGTCGCAAACAAGTTTGCGTTGGCCCCAACGCGTTTTTCAGTGTTAGTTGAATTTGGAAGTGTACAAGAGTAGGACAGATTTGCGCCACGAACTGATGTATTTTTGGTTAGCAGTATCTCCATGTCTCCCGCAAAGACACATTGCCCCGACGACGCTGGCGTGGAATAGACGATCTTGCAGCTGTTTAAGTCTGACAGCATTAGCTGTCTTTGAGACAATACAAAAGTGTGATCAACGAGGGTCTGCGCAAAATCAAGCGCGACCTGCGTGCATTGAGCACCTAGCACGCCCCCTCCTGAGCCTCTCTGCGCACATGTAATGGCGCGCCAGTTTGACAGCGTGACGGTAAGTGAAGAAGGAAGTTTAGTTATGTCTTTGCAGCATGGCGTGCATATCCCGTTTGCACACACCGTCCCCACGCCCTTGAACACCTTCCCCGCCTCTTGGCACTGGCACTGCGGCTTGACCGTGCAAACCGTCCCCTCGCAGCACGCGCCCTCGCGGCAGGCTTCGTTGCACTCGGCCTCGGTGGCGTGACCGCCGCCGCCGGCTTTACCGGAGCCTGTGGTGCCTTCGTATGTGGAGACTTGGCGGCAGGGCATTGGTTTACTCTGACACGGTGAGCCTGACAGCCCTTGATAGACGACCTTCGACTGGGGCCGCGCCTGATGTGTCTGTATAGACAACATCAAACGCCCAAGAGTGATTTATGGCTTCCAGATTCTTGCTCAAGCAAGCTGGCGTGTCCCTGCCACCAGCAGCACCGTCAAGACGCATGCCACGGTTGTACAAAGGAAATGCAGGCTGCCAGTTGCACTGGTCATTAAAACCGTTGCTGATGCTTGCTGGGCAAGACACAGAAGTCTGCTCCCTCGTGTATGTGCGAGCCGCTGCATTGTTGACATACGTTGGATGCCCTGGGCAGATGTTGTTGATAAAGCTAGCCCAGTATTCCTGCGGATACATTGCAGGGACTGAAAACCCGAGCCACGACAGATGCAAATTCGTCTGTGCAGTAGAGCACCCAGCGTTTAGCGACTCGTAATTAAACGAACCTGAAGAAGTTCCGACAGTCACTTGTATTAAAACGCTATCACTTTGAAACTCGTATAGGCACGGCTGAAATAGAGAAGAGTTTTTGTTTAGCGTGTAAGTCCCGTTTATCTGAGATGCTTCCTGCGGAGTTGTTCTCCAAGTGCTCAGAAACGCTCCTGTGAAATTGCCGAGTGCGATGCCGTACATATTCGAGGAAAGCGTGAACGATAGCGTTGCGCGCAACGTCTGGGGCAGCGACTTTGAGTAATTGCAGGGGCATGACTCTGTGTAGCAATACCACCCACCGCAGCACTCTGAGCACTCCGCACCAAGCATCACCATAGTTCAGCACTCCGCAGCGATGAGAATCCACTCAGTGCCAACGTAAGCGATGGCACAAGCCTTGCTGCCGGTGCCGCCTACTGCGGCGAAGTAATTCTTGACGCCCGAGTATGTCGTGTCGCTCGTCACGGCATCGGCGACTGTCTTTGTGGAACCCTTGGCCCACGGTGCTGTAAACGTGCCACGGACAATGCCGCCAGCAGCACCGCCACCAGCGAGCCGCACAAGCGCCCACTTGCCACTTCCCGTGCCGCTGTCCTTCCAGAGAATCAGCCCCTCGCCAGTCGTGCCGGTTTTCAGTTCTGCCGTCGACGCCTTGCACGCAACGAACTTGTCGTCAGCACTCGTCACCTCGACTTTGCACTGCACCACACCACCCACAGCCACCCTGCCAACAGCGTTCGCCGCAATCGGCTCGACAGCCACGCACCAGGCCGTCGTGCTCGCAGACGGCGCGTCACCCGTCAGTACGGGCATTTCCTCGAATGACGCTGTAGCACCTCCAGACGACGACGTAGGCGTGATCGCCACGCCAGTGATCGCCAGCACGCCCCAGCGGGCCACGGTCACAGACGGACGGCAGTACGCCCATGTGTACGGCTTCAGCACAGGCGAGCCAGGGACGCCTTCTGTGCCGGGATTGGCACCGAGCACCAAGTCAGCGGCGTCCTGCGCCCGATTCCACGCCCGTGCCGATATGGCACCGCGTAGCGGCTGGCCTTGCTCAATGCGTCCGTCTGGGCGTGACATCAGACATACCCCGTGCCAAGCCCAAGCAGCGAGAAGTCAGAGTCTTTGTAGACCTTGGAAACGTAGACGGCTTTCGGTTGCTTGATTAGCGAAGAACCAGACACAGAGTCCTCATACCGCACCCACAGGTACTCGTGCCCTTTTTTCTCAACGCCGCTGATGCTGCCGATGGTCTGCCCTGTCACGTTCTTTGACGCCACGAAGCGATACGACAGCGACCACGGGCCTTTCCCCTTCTGGTCGTCCCATTCCTGCGAGCCGCTGCAACCGAGGAAAAGAACCTCGCCAGCGTCAAACCCACGAAACGTGGCGTTGTTCGTCGTGCCGGTAATCCCAGCCATGCCACGCACATACGCAGCCGTCACGTACGCATTTGGCACGTCGTAGCTTTCCTGCCACTGAAGCTGCGGCACGACAATGTCAACGCCGTTGACGCCGTTTGAATCGACGCCGATAGCACCTGACATATTCGTGGCAGACGACGGGTAGCGCTTCTCGAAGTCGAGCGTGCCGCCAGAGCCGACCGAGCACGCTTGCGTGATGTGCTGCGTGCCGCCTGTGGTATCAAAACTGCGGGCACGCTTCAGCGGGTCAGACGTTGAAGGCTCGGCCCCAGCCTTCTCGTAGTTGATCGTAACTTGCCACGCATTGTCGCCGAGGTACGCGACGCTGTATTGCTCCACCCACAGTTGAGCATCGGCGACGCCGGGATACTGCCAGCCGTAGCCGCCGCTACTGATCTGCTGGTTGATGTCAGCGTGCAGCACAGTGTCGTCTGCGGTGCCGAAAACCTTGTAGCTCTTCGTGTATGACGACGTCGCCTTCTTGCCACGCCGCACAATCGTCGCCTGACGTGAGTCGCCGTCTTCTACCCAAGTAAGTGCCATTACGCCGCCACCTTTCCGCCGTCGTCAATCTTGCGGGTATTCTTTGCTGTTTCCTCTGCGGCTTTCGCGGTGCGTTCAGCGAGCGAACTGCCGCCGAATATCTGCCCGAGGTTCGTTGACGAGAACGTGCCTGCAACCTCGCTCTTGCTCATCGCGGAGTCAGCACCAGCGGCACCAGCGCCAGCCGTCGCAGCCTTCTCGCTTGGCGACGCGCCCATAGAGCCAGTCGCCTTGCTAATCCGCTCCTGTGCGTCTGTCAATGCGTTGTCGAGCGTGTCTGCCTGCGAACTCGTGAGCCTGCCGTTGGAGTTGAGTGCGTCAAACTGCCCGTAAAGATCGCGCAGCTGGTCGATTGACGTGGCACCTTCGACCTCTTTGAGCAGGTCCGCAAACTGCTCGCCCATGATCCGACTAGCCTTGCCCTTTCGTGCCGTCGCTCCGACGTTGTCCTCTGCTGCCTGCGTCTCCTTGCGACGTTTGTCAGCGCGCCTTGCGTTCTCTGCTTGCCGCCCGTCCTTCGTCGCCTGTGCGTCGTCCCTGACGGCTTGCTCTCTGTCCTTGCGTTCCTGCTCTGCCTGTGCGTTCTCTGCTGCCGCCTTGTCTGTGCGGCTCTCAATGCCTGGACGTTCCTGCGCCCGCTGCTCTGCTCTCGCTGCGTTCTCGTCCTTGATTTTCTGCACTCGCTCCTTCGTATCCTTCGCCCCAGTGATGAATCCCTGAACCCTCGTCCATGCGATCTGGATGCCAGCCACGAGGTTGTCAAACGTCGCCATGACGCCGTTAGCGATGTTGTCGAAGAACCCCATGATGAACGCGCCCATCGTGTTGAGGATTGCCGACGAGTCTGTGTAAATCTTGTCCCACGCGATGTAGATGCCCGAGCCGATGTCCGTAAAAACGTCTTGGAACGCTGCCATCCACGGGTCAACGTAGGACATCAACGCTTCGGTGCCACGCAGCCAGCCAGCGATGAGCCCAGCGGACGTCCATAGCACCAGACAAGTCACCGGCGGCGACGGCTTCATAGACGCCGTTGAAGGTCGTCGTGGCAGTCGCAGCCAAGTCATTGAGCACCACAATGCCGTCCGATACGGCAGCACCAAAACCCTCGCCGATGGCTCCTGCCGCCTGTTGGACGAGCGGAGCCACCGGGCCGAGGGCCGCACCGATCTGGTCTTTGAACTTGTAGAGCGCAAAGACCGCCGCACCGATGCCAGCCGCAACCAGCAGCACCGGGCTAGCAAGGGCAGAAAAGAGACCGAAGCCCTTCAAGACAAGACCGATGAAGCCACTCAACGCCTGCAACGCATACCCTACAGTTACCATTGCGGCACCGATGCCAATGGCTGCGGCAGCAACTTGAGCAAACAAGACGACGGCTTCCTTGTTGTCAGTCGCCAGCTTCGTCAGCCCGTCAATGAAGCCAGTGATAAACGGCAACGCACCCGCGAGAGCCGGTGCCACGGCATCCGTAATGGCAATCGCCATACGCTGCATTGCCGCCAGCACGCTGCCGAACGAGCCAGCCAGGCCCGACATCATCATCTTGTACTTCTCGCCCACCGGCAGAGCGGATGCCATCGCTTCCCGCATCTTGGTGAATCCATCCACGCCTTCAGACGCGAGAATCGACGCGGCACGAATGGCGTCAGCACCGAAGATGCGGCGAAAGATGTCATCCTTCGCCGTCTGGTCTAGGCCGCCCATCGCTTGATTGAGCGTGCCGATGATTTCCACCATCGGCTTCATTTGCCCGTCAGCGCCACGAAACGAGGCGACCGAAAGCCCGAGTTGGTCAAGAGCACCCACGGCATCGTCAGCCGGTGCCATCAGCCGCATCAGCATCGTCTTGACGCTGGTGCCTGCGTCACTGCCCTTCACGCCGTTATTGGCGAGGATCGCCAGCGTGGCAGACAAGTCCTCAATGCTCTGCCCCGCTAGGCCGGCGACGGCAGACGACATCGAGAACGCTTCCGACATCTGAGCGATTGAGGTGCTCGACGCATCCGCAGCAGAGGACAACGCATTGGCGGCGACGTCGGATGACACCTTGAACACGTTCATGGCGTCCGACATCACCACAGCCGCCTGGGCAACGTCCATCTCGCCAACCTTGGCGAACTCCAACGCCGTCTTGCCGGCACCGCCAAGGACAGCATCAAGCGACATGCCAGCCTTCAGCAGTTCAAGCATGCCTTGAGCAGCCTCGGTCGGCCCGACGCCGAGAGCCTGCGACATCGCCATAGACGATGCTTTGATCTGGTCAATCTGCGCCGATGTCGCACCCGTGCTCGCCCGAATGTTGAGCAGCGTTGACTCAAACGCCGCACCCTGCTGCACGGCAGCGGCAATCGGTGCCGCCATTCCAATGCCAGCAGCTGCCAGCCGCCCGCCACCCGAGGCGAGCGAGCGGCCCATATTGCCGAGCGACTTATTGACCTTGGTCAGTGCCGAGAAAAACTTCCTCGGATCGGCACCGATCTCGACAAATACGCCGCCGGCTCTGACTGCTCCTGCACTCATACGTGTTTCTGCCAGTCTTTGCCAAAGAGGCGCTTCAGGTCATCAGGCGTCGCCTGTCTCGGCTTCGGTTTCTTTGCGTACGGATTGAGTTTGCGAGGGTCTGCCTTGGGCGAGTTCTTGTCTCGGTTGATGTTTGCCTGCTGGGCAAGTATGTTCGCCGTGTGCCACCAATCGTGCTCTAGGCGGCTGTCGCGAGCGGCGAAGAGTTGTCTGACGGTCCACTCGCCGGGGTAGACTCCGAGGATTCCTGCGGCTTCCCAGATGGCGTCCCAGACGCTCCTGCCAGACTCTCTATCGTCGCCTTCTCCAGACCCGCCTCCGCTCTGCCGAGCATCTCGTTTGCCACTTCGTCCATCTTGGACGCGAGAAGACCGATCATCCTGCGGAGGCGCTGCGGGAAAAAATCGACAAGTTCCTGCTCTAGTGCTTTCGTCGCAGCGTCCAGAGAATCGCCACGCAGACCGTCAAGGAAGTCTTCTCGCGACAGTCCCTTAGTCTCGACTTGCTTGGTCAGCAGTGCGTAGAGGATCTCGCCAATCTTGGCGTACTGGCTACGCAGCACTTGGAACGTCTGCGAGATGTTCGCAGCGTCCACCATGTCAAACGGCACAGCCTTACGCTCGCCGCTTTCCTCGTCCACGACATCGACCGTGACGTTGTCGCGGACACGAAGTGCCGAGGCGACGGTCAACGCCACCTGCCACGGTCTGCCTTGGTCGTCCCTGAACTCACGCATGCCTACTCCCTCACTAGCCTCGGGTCGGTCATCTTGCCTTCAAGCGTGAAAGTCGCCACGCCATCCACCGGGTCGCTCTCGCTGATGCCTGTCATCACGGCGAGAAAAGAAAACCCAGCGGCACCGCCTGATACAGTGAACGTCCCGCCCGTGTGCATCTTCTGAAACGCCGTCCCCAGTCCAGATACGTCGTTCAGTTCCACACTCACCGTGCAGTCGTAGCCCGTGTTGTAGGTCGCTGCGTAGCGACTGCCGTACGGGTTGACGTCAATCGTGCGAGCCGACTCTGTCAGCGTGACGTTGCGAGCGCTGGCGATGTACCCGCCATCGAGAACGATGGAACAGTCTTTCCCCAGCGTGATCGCCACTTAGAACTCCTTGGCTGTCACGTTGTAGGTGACTGCTCCGTCAACGCCGATGTTCTCGGACACGCTCATGATTGAGAACGAGCCAGCGGTGCCGGCAGCGGTCAGTGATGTGATGAGTCCGTCGGGATCGTGGCACTCGATTTCCCAAGTCTTCGTCACGAAGCCTGCACGACTCACCCTGCGGCCAGGAGCACCGGCAGAGCCGCCGACGTTGGAACGATTCGAGACGTCAATCGTCTCGCATTCCTCGGTGAAGCTCGCCGAGATGATGCCTTCGCCGAACGGAGGAGCGGACGCTGCGTCTTTTCCGAGAGAGATTGCCATTGGTTCGTTTTCCTGTGAGAGTGGTTAGGCGCTGACCGTGCGAGAGCCGCTGACCGTGAAGGTGATAATCCCGTCGAGCGGCTGGCTCTGACCGATATTTGTGCAGATGTAAGTCGCGTTGCCGGTCTGCGTGCCGCTGATGGTGAACGTCCCGCCGATGCTGACGCCGGGAGCGTCCACGCACTCAAGCTCAATCGTCTGCTCGATGAGAGCCTTGCGGAACTTGCGGGAAGTGTCGCCGAACTTGGTGACGTCAACATCTGACGCCGAGTTGGTGACGGTGCATGACCGAGCGTTCGCGACGCCCGTGATAGTCACGTCTTTGCCGAGCGTGATCTCAACTGAGCCAATTGGCATTTGGTGCCCTCTCGTGTGCGAGTGCCAGCGGTGCGGCTGGTTCGCTCACGGTATGGGCAGCAGGGCTGAATCTAGACCGGGTATGCCGTGGCTAGTTTCTCGCCAGCATGTTCCGCCACTTCTCGTTGGCCTTGCGTACGGCTTCGTCTACACGCTTGGAGCCCTGCATGTAGGGGCGAGCCGGATAACGAGCCATTCGGGTGATCGTCGTCTTCTCCCAGTTGCGGCTGTAGCGGAAGCCGCCCTTGTCGATGACCCACTGGAGAGCACCGTATTCGTACTGGTTCCTCTGCGGCAGTGCGTTCGTAAACCGCCCCTTCTCGTCTCGCCCTTGGCGACCATTGCCACGCTTTCGCAGGTACGCATTGCGTGCAGCCCCGACTCCGATACGCCACGCCGTCTGCTTCACCGTGCCGCCCATCTGGTGCAGCTGTGCCAGCCAGGGCTTCGTCTTGTACGTGCCAATCACAGCCGTGCCTTTGGCGGCATCGTAGACGTCAATGATGTCGTAGTAGAACCATTTCTTAGGTGCCCACGACTTTATCGGCTGGCCGGCAGCCCGAGGCGTGCCAGACCCGTACGCCGTGATGTCGAGGTACAGACCACCAACAAACTCCACGGGTGTGCCTCGTCCGGCACGTCGCTTCGCCGCGTTGCTTACCTTGCCGCTGCCGCGTCCGATTCCAGCCTTTGCCGCGTTCTTGATGTTGTGCCCCAGGTTAGACAACACCTTGGCATTCATCGCACCGATCATCCGACTGACTTTCTGACGGTCGAAGAAGTTGCCTCGGAGCGACGCCCGCAGCTTGAGCCGACCGAGCGTGTCGGCAGACATCTCGCGGCGATTGCCGCCGATCATGCCGGGACGGATGAACGCCCGGCTCATGCCAGAAAGCATCGACGGCATAGCAGCCTCCTAGACAGTCGGCAGCACGTTCGTCTCGAACACTCGATACGTCGCCGTGATCACGGCACGCCAGACGTTTCGCTCCGTCAGTGCGTCGTCGGGATTCAAGTCGATGCTGACCGTCTGCGGGCTGGTAACGCCAGCCGGCCACGTTACCGCTTGCCCGAACGAATGGGCACGCACGTAGAGCATGACGCTGTCAGCCAGGTCAAGCATGCCATCCACTTCAGCGTCAGTCGTGACGTGACGCCCGACGAAAACCGTGACGGTGTAATCTACTTGCATCACTTGGCGGCTGATGCGTGACACGTCAGCATTGCCAGGCACGACGAACACGCGGGGCACGCTCATGGCGTCTACGTCAATGTTCACCCAGTTGCGACGCTCGACGGTGGTGGACGGAATCGCCCACGTCACGGAATCTAAGCCCGTGGCGAGGCTGTCGGCGATAGTGCGAAGGACGCTGCTCATATCACCACTCCGCTGCTAGTGTTCGCTGGACAGCCCATCGCATGAACGCCGCCGTAGTGCGTGCCGCCATCACGCCCGCTGCGAGCGAGAACGTGAGGAGGGCGGCGAGGAAGATGGGGGAGCGGATCATGTGCCTAAATACGCTGATGTAGCTGGCGTAAACGTCGTGCCGCTTGGGTAGCGGGCCGCCTTGGTAATCCGCACTTCGTCAATGTTGCCCGGAAACCAGTATTTGTAGGTAACGTCATAATCTAGCGCGCCGACTTTTAGCGTTGCGGTATTGTTTGCAAGCGCGGATGTATATGAAGTGCCGCCGCTATTCAAGAGCACGCCATCCTTGTACAGATACACGGTATTCCCGCTTCGCACCGCCGCAACGTGATACCACGTATTCAGCGCGAAATTGGCTGTGCCCGATATCAACGTTCTAGCTCCAGAGGTGCTTGTCAGTCCAAGATTGAGCAACTGAGCACTAGACCCTGAGACACCAAAGTTCCATCCCAGTGATGATGGCGTGCTGCTTCCGTCATCGCGGGAAATAATAATCGCACCGTGATCACCTTCGTATGCAGATGGATATGCCGACAACCTTATCCATGCCTCAACCGTAAAATCTCCGCTGAAATAAAAGTTGTCGCTGGAAGCAAATCGCACGTAATCGGTGGTGCCGTTCAGCAGCAAACTTGCGCCACCAAACTTACTCTGCGATGTGCTGGTCTGCGCAGAGCCAATGCGAGTAGCCGCCTGCGCGTACGCGCTGCTGTCGGCAAACGTGGTGCCGCCATCCGCCCCGTCACAATGCAGCAGCAAGGTCACGGACGAAAACAGCGGATCCCAAGAACTCAGGGCCGCCCGCGCCCAAGTGTTGCTTGCCGATGCAACATAGAAATACGAACCGTCATACGCAATCTGCCCAGCCGTGCCGGTCGCCGTCGCAGATGCTGGTACGCTTGACCATGACAGGCCAGAGCCACCACTCGCCGCGACCAGTTCCCACGCATAGCCCGTCCACGAGTAGGTGCGTCCGTTCTGCGTCGACTGCTGCCCGACGGTTGGCGATGATGGGAAAGAGAGTGGCATGATGACTCCTACGAGATGCTGAGTACGGCGGTGATGCGGTCGTTCAGGTCGCTGTCCTCAGAGTCCTTGGCGTAACGCAGGACGAGGTACTGACCAGCAGTCACCGAGAGCGTGCCGGTGGATGCCTGCGTCCCGGTGACCGCGCCTGAGACGTTTGTCAGACCAGAAAGTGAAGCCACGTCTGGCGACTCATAGCTTGAGCCGTGGTTGCTTGGCGACGACGACGTGATGTAAAGCCGCCCGCCGTCAGCCCCGGCCTGCGAGCTAGCCGTGACTGTGTAGCTGAGTGTGCCGGTGGCTCCGATTAGTAACCACAATCGCGTGTCGGCACTGGCAAAACCTGTGCCCGTAAGCGTAGCAGTGACGGTGGTGGTGCCTGTCACCGAGTGGGCAAACGAGCCGTACTTATTGGCGTATGTCACCGGCACTGACGGTGCCGCCGCAGGCGTCACCGCACTACTCGCCGTCGAGTACGCACCCGTGCCTAACGCATTCACCGCCGCCACGCGGAACACATACGCCGTGCCGTTGGTCAGACCTGTCACAACCACCCCGCTGGTTGCCGTTGAAGCCGCTCGCGTGAAGGCCGTCCAAGACGTGCCGCTGTTGCTGCTGAACTGAACGGTGTAGTCCGTGATCGGGGTCTGTGCGAGTACGCTGGGTGCCGTCCACGAAACGGTCGCCTGTGCGTTGCCACCTGTCGCCGTGACGCTGGTCGGTGCTGCCGGCGTGAACAACGCGCGGAGGTCCGCGTCTGTGCCAGTGCCACCAGCTGTGCCGATCTCGACGTAGACTCCAGACGCATCCCACCTATAGGCACGGCTGGCATCGGTGCTGACGTACAGGGTGCTGCTGGCCCCCGTCGCCGGGAAGCCCGCCGCCGTCGATGCCTCAACGATGTTTGCGGAGCCGCCACCACTTGAGCCGCCGCCACCGCCGCCCAGCGTCACGCTGACGATGTTGCCGCTGGCAGTTTTGGTATACGCCTTGTTATCAGCCCAGTTGATCGCCAGCTCATTTGCTTCAAGGTCGCTAGTGGTCGGGACTGCGCCGGTGGTATAGCTACGCTTGGGCTTAATTCTGTTGGGCATGACTTCTCCTATACAGACACCGGCCTACGGACTAGAACCGATGCCGTCGTGGCTGTTGTCGTGCCGTAGGAATTTGAGGACGTGACTACACACCGGACCGTGACATCGCGGCTGATGGAATACAGCGTGAGCGACCCGCCAGCCGTGCCGTAGGGGACGTTACTGAAAGAGAGAATGGACGGGGCCGGCGACACCCAACTGCTGCCGTTGAATGCCTCCCACTGCCGCGTCGTAGTCACGCCGCCGAAAATCTGCTCGCCGTAGGTGACGGTGACGGCGTTGCTCTGCGACGGATACCTAACCTCGCTCGGCCCGTTGATGATGTTGATCTGCGGAGCAGTCGCCCATGTGATCGCAAGCTGCGCCGCAGACGATGTGACCGCTGCGGCACCCGTCGCCGTCAATCTGCATCGGTAGTACGTTTCGCGATCTATGTCATAGGTCAGGCCCGAGAGCGATAGCGTGCTGCTCGTGGCCCCGCTGACATTTGCCCACGTTGACGAGCCACGACCGCGCTTCTGCCACTGGTAGACGAGCGTCCCCGAGTTGACACTGGCCGTGATCGCGAACGATGCCGTGCTGGCCGTGTTGGCGATAGTGGCGGGCTGCGGCTGCGTTGCAATGGTGATGACCGGGGCGGCTGGCACGATCACTGCCACGTCGAGCGATGCCGCGTTGCTCGTAACGGATGGCAGGCCAAACGCACTGACAACGCATCTGTAGAGCGTGCCGTCGTCTGCCCCCGTCAGACCTGTCAGCGACAGCGTTGCAGACGTTGCCGCGCTGATCGCCGCCCATACGCTGCCTTGGTTCTGCTCCCACTGGAAGCCGACAGGCGAGCCCGTCGAGGCCGATGCGGCGACCGTAAACGAGGCCGAGCCGGTTGAGCCCTGGTTGACCGAGATGCTCACGTCTGACGGGTGCTGCGTGATCGCGATGGACGCTACCACGCCGACGTAGTCGCCGCCGTCAACGGCATCATCGCCACCGCTGCCGCCTAGCGTCAGAGACTGAACCGACCCATCAGCCGCCTTGACATACACGATGCCGTCAGCCCAGTTGACGGCGAACTCGTGCGGCCCAAGCTCTGCCGCCGTTGGCGTGACGCCAGCGGTATAGCTTCGCTTTACTTTTTGGCGGTTTGGCATGTCACGACACCGTGAGTGTTGCGGGCTGGCTCGTCACGCTCGACGCATTCGCAGCCGACACGACCACGCGGAAGCGGTCGAGGTTGTCGGCGTTACTTGTCAAGCCGGTCAGGGCGAGCGTAGATGAGGTCGCGCCAGAGACGTTGGCGAAATCAGACTGACCCGAGAGCGTGATTGTCGCCGCGATCGCGCTGTAGTTGTAGACTGTCGCAACGAACGTGCCGTCGCCGTAGGCTATGCCGTACCAATTCGCATTGGCAGGCAGCGTCCGATGAGTCCATGTAATGCCGTCTGCGCTAGTGGCTGCGATTGTGCCGCCGTTAGCCACCGCGACGAACACGCCATTGCCGTAGGCTATGCCGTACCAGCCTGCACTCATAGGCAGCGTCCGTTGCGTCCAAGTGATCCCGTCTGCGCTCGTTGCTGCGATTGCCGTATCGTAAGCCACCGCGACAAATATGCCGCCACCGTAGCTAACGTGCGTCCACGCCGCGTTCGCAGGCAGCGTCCGCTGCGTCCATGTAATTCCGTCAGTGCTAGTCGCCGCGATTGCGTTGCCGTAAGACACCGCCACGAACGTGCCGTTGCCGAAAGCGAGGGCGTACCAGCCTGCACTCATAGGCAGCGTCCGTTGCGTCCAAGTGATCCCGTCTGCGCTCGTTGCTGCGATT